TGTACTTCGGCTTCTTGATGCAAAAATCAGGATCGCGATTTTTAGCAAGTTCACCGAATGCCCAGATCATTTCTGCAAGAATCCAGTCCCAACGCTTGAAGTGAAACTCATCAACGTCCCACTCATACTTCTTAGGTTTTGCTTTAGTTGAACGAAGGTGCTCAGGTACATCTTCGTCTTGAGTGTATGGTGCACTATGAGTTGTTTTCTTCAACTGCCGAAGCATCGGATAAATGATGTCGGCAAGAGTGTGCGACATGTCCCAAGTATCCCATGGATCGATCTTCACAGATATCTTTTGTTCACCCCTCTTCGGGTATTTACCAATAAATATTTTCATGTAAACAACAATCTTAAGATGCCAGCAAATAAAACAATGCCAATTACGGCATTGAGCACCATCAATGCACGATCATTCCATTTAAATCCGACATAGAACCAGCCAACAGCACCGATCCAACTCAATACTATATCTAGCCATTGAAGATGTACAACTCCACTGGCGCGGATTGTAATTCCCATGAGCACAATGATACTTGATATCCATTTGACATACCAAGTAACATCATATTTCGGTGTAACCGAATCTATTTTTGTCATTTATTTTTCTTGCGTCGAGCCTTGCGCTTCTTCGATCCTAACTTCGCACGACCTTTTCCGAAACCTTTTGTTCCAACTTTGGCTGGCATGTTAACCTCTCCTCATTCTAGAAATATCTTTCATTTGCTCTTCATCAATTACTGGAACAGCATTTGATTTGTGCATTGTAGCAATACCTTTCACCAGAGTGCCAGTATATTTCAGACTCTCTCGCTTCTGAGTGTACAATGCATTAGTATCTAGTGATGGTAGAGAACGAGCGACATCAGATCCAGAACGATTAACGCCTAAAAGGCTTGGAATTTTCTCAACACCCATGATTGCACTTGAGCGAGAAAACTTCCGAGCAATGACACCTTTGACCTTGCGTTTCTTTTTTGGCTTGAAGCGCGATGCACAATAAATCATCATAGATTCACCGAGTATAATCGATCGCTTTCTTCACAGACCACTCGCATTTCCTGAACTTTATACAATACTTCTTCGGGAAGAGGATATTGTGATGCAAGTTTAATCAAATCGTTTGCAAGTTTACGCAGTTCATGTAACTGAACGATGAGTGATATATCTGAACTCATACAGTCACAGGATATTTTTCAACGTGATATAGATAAAATCTTTCGAGCTCTGAGATTTTAGCACCCACAGCATATGGAACGCTCGAATTGTGTGTGTTGTTTACATGAATAAGTTCTCTGACCAATCGACGAACCTCACGCACTTCTTCCATCGTACCAATCGGCATCACTTCAAAATTACCTTCAGACATTAGACTTTCTCCATGAGTTTAGATAGAGTGTAGTTTGCAATTTTTGCTCGAATCATAGTCGGTATATCAGAATATGGATCCTCAAGATAATAGGAGCATCCATCTCTCCAACTATTATACTTCACATATCGAGCAAAATCAAGCATGTGTTTGCGATTGCTAGGATCAAATGGCACTCTTGCTCTTGGCGCAAGAACAGATCGACGATATTCATTTGTTATCATAATAGTCTAACTACCCTAACAGGATTATTAAAAAAAATATGAATAGAATTGGTACAGACCAGTGCCATAAAAATGAAATGAGACTAACAGTTAAGTTTGCTATTGCAAAAAAGAGCACAACAATAAACAATACAGACAATATTATTAATGATAGAAGTTCCATATGGATCACTCATCGTATGGCTCTGTGGCAAGACTATCAATTACATCCCAGCCAATTTCAACCATACGATCTTCGACATGATCGGAATCTGCGCCACGCAATTCTTCGGGTGTAAATGCTACAACGGCATAGCCCATCTTGCGCAACTGTCGCAGATGTTCAGCTGCTTGCTTGGTGTTGTTCGGATTTAAAGCCATTTTCAACTCCTCATTTTCACGTTTGAGTTTTTGCAATTCAAGCCAATCTTCAAAATGCGGTGAGTGCGACATCAGTGATCCTCAGCATTGTAGTCATCGTCAGAATCTGATTCGTGATAACTTTCATCAGCATCAGTATCGCTAAGATCGTAATCCATGTCGTTGCGTTCATAAGCAACAAGCACATCATGAACTTGAAGTAAAGGAACATTCAATTGTTTCGCAATCTCGATCTCACTTAATCGATCAGAATGATAGAGATCGATAATTTCGATTTCAATATTTTTGAACTGTCCCATTAGAATGGCGCTCCTTCATTCATTGGAATCTTATTTAAATCTTCCTGTGTTTTGCGATCACCAAGAACTAGAAATAGGTGAAAGGCACGCTCAAGTTTTTCAGCAAGATTGTAACAATCTTTCGAATTTAGATCATACTGTGTCGCTGTGTTTGCGAGAACATGATCAACACCGTCCACTAAATCAATTGCTTCATTCAACAATGTTTCAGTGTGTTTTTTCATATTAACCCCAATCTTTGAAATTACCGCTGGCTTGATTTTTTTGCCAGCCGCGAATATATTCTTGGCACTCTTCGAGACTCATGTCTGACTGCTGAATCTCTTCAGAGCGATAAGTGTCGCCCACGAAATAGTGCGGACGAAACGATCGCTGATAGTAACTGTCGGCAGAACCACGATCATACGGACTGCCATGACCACGATCAAGACGCATTAGAGAACTCTCCCACACTCAGTATAATTATTGGTTTCCATCAACTCGATGTAAACCGCATCACGCACCGCAGTGTCACACGCTTCAGCATACTTGCGATCTCTACACAAGTCATAGAGCATGATTTCGACATCGCGCCACTTCATGCGCTCATTGCGAGCAGCGTCAACAATCTTTTGAACCTTGGCGTTGCCACGCTTGGTGAACATTCCATAATAGGGAGCAGACATTAGAAAGCCTCCTTTTGAAGGTAGGTTGAGACGATCCACTTCGCGCGATTCAGAGTCTGTCGCGCGTCTTCGTCGAGACCGCGAGCAATTTCTTCTTGCGCGTCGCTCATCATTGACATCGCATACATGACGGGACCAGAGAAACGGAAAGTCAAACTTTCCTCCACAGCCTCACGCATTTGCGCAGTCGTACAGCCAAACGCACTGACCTGACGCTTTTCAGCGTCGGTCAGACCCGAGAACGTTTTAATATCATTTACCATACATTCATTATACCGCGATGAGCCGATATTGTAAAGAGAAAAAACTCTAATACAATCAATGAGTTACGATTTCCTGGTTATACTCTAGTTCTGCCTTGAGACCGTCTAAAACGAATTGATTGATTTCCGCTAAAAATTCACGGAGATTTTCGACTGATTCGCTCTCTAAATTGGCGTCGGTCGGGTAATCGTAGCCGTAAAACTCGGCGTCTATGCGTAAGTCGTTGATTAAACTAATGATTTGCGCTTTAACCTGCGCGTCGGTTTTCTTCATACTCATACAGCAATTGTCGCCTTTTTCAGCGAAATTGTAAAGAGAAAAAACTCTAATGAAATCAATAACTTACATAATCTCTGTAAAACGATGCAGGGAGTCCTATTGGCGGTCTAGGTTGACCCCTAGACTTACCCTAGTTTACTGAAATTTCGGACCCTCAAACCATGCCACAAGACTTCTTCTTGTCCCTCTAGTCACTGGCGTTAATTGATGAAAAATAAAAGATGGAAACGCAATGAGCGATCCTTTCTGTTTCATTGCTTTGTTGTCTTCTACTGATGGATGTCCGTCAATGTAATGAAACACTAGATCACCACCTTCGTATTCTGATGAATCTGTAAGTTGCAAAATCAATGTTATTTTTCTGTGATTTGGTCCAGGATTGATCCAGAACACATCTTGATGCATTTTATATTCACCTTTATAACTTTCGTCATATTCAGTAAATTGCATCGGAGGAAGTTTAGTAACATTAAAATTATAGAAATCTAAATTAACTTGTAACAATCCTTTCCACATTAAATCATTAACAAATCCGAATTCTGGATTTACATTATGATCTACCCAACGCACTCTACTTCTTCTTATAGAATCATTTTGATCGCCTGAATTAAATCCTAAAGTTGGTGTTTGTTCTTCTAGATTCATTGCGAGCGAAGTAATTTTATCACAAATAGTCGGAGTTGTATAGTTTGCCCAGTAACACAATTCATGTTTCATTCTGGATCAAACTCCATATCAAATTTTATGTAACGAGTTGCAACTCCTGCTTCGTATAGCATTTGTTCAGAATGATCTATGCTATAATGTTTTCCAGCGCCTTTGCCTGAAAACACGCGATTCGGTCCAATAATTTCTTTGATGCCAACTTGAATAAATGCACGAGCACAATCGGTGCATGGTTTTGGTTCCCAATTTAAATATGCACGAGCGCCATTTAAATTAATACCGTTGCGCGCAGCGTTATAAATTGCATTGCGTTCAGCATGTTCGACCCAAAAATATTTTTCTGGTCTCTTCCATCTCTCTGAGAGATGTTCATCAACACCACGAGGGAAGCCATTAAAACCCATCGACAAGATGGCATTATCATCACCAACAATTACACAACCAACCTTTGTCGATGGGTCTTTACTTTTCTGAGCGATCAGATTAGCCTGCAAGATAAACAATTCATCCCAAGTTAAATCATTACGAATCATAAAATATATTATTTAATTTCAATCTTGCGAGGTTTTTGTTCATCAGGAATAACATTCTCTAATGAGATTGAGAGAATACCATCGGCGAGGTCAGCATCGCGAACTACTACAGTATCAGATAATACAAACTGTCTGCTAAACGAGCGACCAGCGATACCTTTTGCAAGATATTCTCGTTCGTCTTTTTCAGACTTCTTGCCTGTAACTTTAAGTGAGTTCTTTTCAGCAGTGATTTCAATTTCGCCCTTCTTATATCCTGCAACAGCCAGTTCCACATTAAATGTATATTCACTAGTCTTGATGATATTTACAGGTGGAAAAGAAGATGAAGTAGATGTAAGAAGATGCGCAGCGTTATCTAGCGTTGCAAACACATGGTCGAAACCAAGCGCCGACGGTAAAAAACGATCATGATTTAAAAGACTTGATGTAAGCGTTGTGATGTTTGTCATTGTTTTACTCCTTTTGTAAGCAAGTTTAACATCGTGGACCTCAAATGAGCATCCACCTTTATTTAGTCAACAGATTCCTGTTGAGCCAAATCCACTAGATCGTTCTGAGTGTTTTTCTGGGCGAGCGCTGAGAGTTATAAATTTTACATTAGGTATGTTAGAAACAACTTCAGCCTGAGCAATACGATCGCCCTTCGTGATTATCTGCCCAACCTCAGAAATATTTGTGAGTAATACATAGATTTCCTCTTGATAATCAACATCAACGATCCCCTCGCTGTTCGCAAGAACTATTCCTTGCTTGAGCGATAAACCAGATCTTGAGTGCAACCGAATACTAAAATTACCTAATGGTGTAGCCTCTTTCGGAATATCCGCGAATATTTCAACTGTAAGTAATTGCTCTATTTTACAGATTAATCCAGTTGGAATTAGTAAACGATCTCCTGGGTAGATTGAGATTATTCCACGAGAATTCAAATACTGAGAAATTGGATTATTGTATCTATCATAACCTTTTATTGTTTCAGTAGAGGGTTGAAAAGAAAGATCAAAACAGTTTGACAGAGATGTGCCATAAGTTGGCAGCTCAAACTCATCACGAATTTTGTAAATATTTAATACGATCATAATTTATGAATTAATTTCTTTCTTTTTCTTCCCAATCGTATATTTGCTTATCAGTTGCCAATTATCTTTTTCTTTATATGGAAGAATTTTAATTTGCGATAACGGCGCAACATTTTCTTTAGTTTTGGATGGATCTACGAGTTTCACAAGACCCCACTCAGCCATTAAATTTGCGATAGTATTACGTCTCTGTATATCGTTCTCAGAGATATTGGATGGTTTACCGTCCAGTTCGAAGAGTTCTTTAAAGTGAACAATGTAATATTTACCTTGTTTATGAAGGATATGACAAGACTGATAGAGCATGTTATCTTTCTTTGCTGCTACACCAATGCGAGTAAGTGTCTCACGAACTTTTAAAAAGTCGTCCTGTTTGGCGAGAGTTACTTCAATTAATTTATCGATCATTTCAATCACCCTTATATACTTGTTTTTTTATTTCGGTGATTTGATCGTCAGTTAGAATTTTTAATGCCTCAGCCGCTTTCGCGTCTGAATATCCATAGTATTCTTTTACAGCACTCAAATCACTGTTTTGAGCCTTTTTGTACCATTTAGAGTATGGTCTTTTAGAGGCTCTTACAATATTTATAAGAAAGTCATATTTGAGTTTATTGTCGAGAGCTGTATATCGATTCATTTCGTTCGCATAAAGAACTGTATCACGATGGTAGGAAAGTGCTCTGTTTACCATGAAAGATGAATACGACTTTTCATCCTGTTCTGTCAGAAGTGCATATTCTTTCGTCTGTAGAATAGACGGAATGATTTCTTTAAATAGATCAGCCATTGATAGAATCTCTTATAATTTCGTTTTTTTCAAAAGATTGTTTTTGCTGCGTATATAAGCCGACATTTGTTAGTGTATCAATTGTTGTACCAACTCCACATCGAAGTTGTTTTGCAATTTTTTTAACACTAACACCTTTTTTATACAGTTCACATATATTATCTCTAGTTTCTTTTGTGACTGAAAATGGGCGACCTATATGGATTCCTTTTTCTTTAGCCCTTTTGATGCCCTCTTTTATTAAAGTTGTGTGCTGAGCCTTTTGAAATTTCAAAATACCATGCATAATATTGTGATGATATGTGCACAAAGTTAAAGTTTCTTTTTCACTTACACACCCCAATGAAAACATATAAGAAAAAATTTCATTGAATGTGCAATCACCTAATCGTTTATCAATATTAAAACAGGGGTCTATTTTTAAATTTTTTCTTTTACGACCGTTACCATGTGGGTCATACACAACTGGATCAATATGATGCTTGTGTAAGTCAGTCATATTGCAACCATCTACTGCACATTTAGCCATTGAATTTACACTCCACCATCATCTCTGTAAGACATGCGGTGAGATTTAGTTCCTGATCTGCAACAAATGCCGCTTGATACTGATACCGAGCAAGGATCACGACTGCATTTGGAATCGTAGACTTGTCCATGATATCATACAAACTATCATAAATCTTACGATAAATCTTTGCTGGATCATCACCACCAAAGTCTGCAACCCATTTTCGCATTGCACTGAAGTTTTGATCTTTGAGCGATGTAACAAGTTCATTGATTGATACATCTGCAATACTGGAAAGAATGCCAGCATCAATCTTACCACTGACAGAATATCTTTGCAGTTCATTCAACACTCGACGATAGTCAGGAAAATATTTCTTTACAACCTCGACCAGCACCACTTTCTCAAACGGCACTTTCTCATTGTTGAGAATTTCAGCAGCACGCTTCATAAATGCTGCAGCCATTTTCGGTTTATCTTCTTTGCGAAGTTTAAATTCAATTACCGCGCATCGACTATGAAGTGGCTCGATGATACGATTCTTATAATTACAAGTCATGATGAACGTACAGTTATGCGCAAACTCTTCCATCGCAGCACGCATGGCTGGCTGAGTTGAGTTTGGATTCAGATAATCTGCTTCATCGATAATAATGACTTTTTTACCACCGCCAAGAGACATCGCACTGGCATAGTTCTTGATTTTGGTTCGAAAGGTGTCAATACCTGACTCATCTGAACCATTGATCATTAGATAGTCACATCCAATCTCATCACACAATGCTCTTGCGACTGTAGTCTTGCCAGTGCCTGGACCACCACAAAGCAAAAGATGAGGAATTTCTTTTCGATCTACATAAGACTGAAAGGCAGTTTTATACTCATCAGGTAAAATACAATCAGAGATAGTGTGAGGACGATATCTCTCGACCCAAAGAACGTCGTTCATAATAAAGCCTCATAATAAAAAAGATGGGGTGGAGAAGGTGAGTTCTCACGGCGAGCAGTCTGGCGGAGTGTGCCGTCAAATAGAAATTGCACCCCAATAGACTTATTTAGCCACATTTTCGTAAATGGTTTGAAAGTCGCTCTGCTCTGCAACTTCCTCCTCATAATTACGTTTGTGATAAGTCCTCGCCAATTTACGACTCAACTTCTTTGGGATTTCACACTCATCTTGCATTTTTTGTAGAACTTCTCGAATTAAATCTCTTTCCGATTCAATACGAGTAAGTGAGTTTGAGATTTCTTGAAGGCATCCCAGAACCTTTGCTTTGTCAAGTGCCATGATTATTCCTCTGAATCAAACTCTGAACTGGCTGACTCAATGGCAATATAATATGAAATCGGTAACGATTTATTCTTAAACATTGCCATACCGCGACGCGAAACAGTAACATCATATGATCCTTCGATCATCTTAAAATGCTCAACCTTCATGACAATCTTAAATTTTTTGTCACTGGTTCCGATCTCAATCTTTGATTGATCAGAAGAGTCATCTTTTATATCAGTTGCGATAAGATAAATATTCTCCGCATCACTCTCAAATATAAAGTTTGGTGATCCAGAAATACCCGCACTTTTTCGCATCCATTCAAGATCTTCTTGTGTTAAAACAAAAGAACAATCAGGATTATTTAAAGCGATTGTTTTTTCTGGTGGCGCTGTGATAAGTTTTGTCGAACAATACTTAATATAGTCAGAACGCTTTTTATTTTCTGTGGCAATAATAACACGATCCTCAGTAAAATCAAGAACTGGATCTTTATAAAGAGAAATCTTTGCAAGCAATTTATTAAGATCATAAAGAGCAAACTCTTTTGTAAAGTTTTCACTGATCGTTGCTTCAGCAAAAATAGTTTTAATACCTGAAATAGTTTTCAGAGTATTACCAGTTTTAAACAACAATCCTTGATTAATGCTTGAGAAGTTTCTTAGAACGTTGATTGTATTTTCAGATAATTTCATAATTTAGACCTCAATCGATTCAACACAATTAGTATATAAACAATCTATAACATTGTCAACTCGAATTTTAAGTTCTTCTATGTTACAATCGTTATTCAATATTATTTCATAATGAGCGCCAATCCAAGCCCACTCAGAATAGTGTAACTCTGGATATGCATTATGCATAATTTCATGTTTATTATTTACATTACAAGTAAGAGCTAGATCAAACCAATCAGGATCATCGCCGCGACGAACGCGAATAATGTAACCCCCAGAGTTTTTGATCGCATTAATTTCGTTCGGGAATCTCACGTCTGCAATTACATAATTTGCATCAGATCTGCATCTACGCATAACTGTGTGAACCCAGAGGTCAGGATGAAATACATCACGACCTGCCTCTGTTCCCATCAACTGAAGAGCGAGTCTTGGCGAGAATTCTCGACCAAGTTGTTTTGACCACCAAGAGTCAACTGTTTCTCGCCACTCTCTAGATTCTGGTGTGGTGCCTTCGAGCAACTCACGATCCCAACCAAAAATTACAGCACAAGCATCTTTAACGCTGTTCGCATAACTCTCTTTAAAGAATCCATGGTATTTAACCAAGATATCTGCAATCGTACCTTTACCGCTTCCAATAAAACCAACAAGACCTACAATCATAAACGATTAAAGAGTTCCTACATAATTTGCAACAGCTGGCATATCACCTGTAAATGCATAAGTTCCAATGTGATGTGTTTTCATCCACGGACAAAGCCAAATTTGTCCACCAAGTCGACGCCACCACTGGCAGAACATGTAATCTTCAGAGAGATAACGATCAGATCCGAATCCACCATTTTCTTTGCTATCAATTACTGTATCGAAGTATGCATGAATATACCGTGTACCATCGAAGTTTGCTTGACCAACATGATCTGGTTTATATTTTAATTGTGGGTAGGCTGCGGCAAATTTATCAAACACATGACGTTTGATCATCATGAATCCAGTTCCGATTTCAAGAACTTCAATTGGCTCAGCAACTGAAAATTTCTCGGTTCCTGGCGCTGGATTAAATACAAAATCTCCAGCGACTTTTTCAAGTTCGCCAAGATCAATATCTGGAAATTTCTTTACTGCGTCTCTCACAGCATTCCACTTGATAGATTTTTTAGGATATGGACCACCAATTACATCCTTATCTAAAGCAAGAAGTGCAATAACATCTCTCGGATCGAAGTGTATATCAGCATCTAAAAATAGTAAATGCGTAAATTCTTCTGTGCGAAGAAACTCATCCACAAGATAATTGCGCGCACGAGTAATAAGAGACTCATTAAAGATAAATGAAAATCTAACTTCAATACCATAATTTACACAAATAGTTTGCATATCAAGACATGCTTTAACAAACATACCGTGAGACATACCGCCATACATTGGCGTTGCTACGAAAAGTTTTTTTGCACGTAGTTCTTCTACTTTTACTTCTAATTGCATATTAACTCCAGAGTATAAAATTCAAGTCACTAACTATATAGTCAGCCAAACAAATTATCGAGCGTGTTAGTGACACTAAGTTTTTGATCAAATTTAAAATGTCCACTCCATACTGAATCAATGGTTTCGTTTAATGAATCTTGATGTTTTCCGATTTCAACATTAATTTTAGAATTAGCAGCTGAGATATACTCCGCCGCTATTTTTTTTCTGTCAAACTGCTTTACGAATTCCCAATTGTTAGCAACATATTTACCATAATCAAATGGACTCATTGCTAAGAATTTATTACAAAGATCACCGAATTGTTTCGGCGTAGCATCCCAAGGAATCATCAAGTAATTTTTGTCAGGTTTAAGTAAACCGATACCTTTTTCGTTATCAGAAACACCAAGATTACGAGCAATCGGAACAACACCCATAAGCATTGCATCAATCACAACACGATTAAAATGCTCGCCATATGTTTTAGACCAAGAAGGATCGAGCAAAAATTTACTATGACTTAAAATCTCATCACGTTTTCGCTCAGAAACAAACCCAATATATTGCATACCGTTGTTTAGTGCATTCAACCAGATAGGTTTATTTGAACGATCTTCAGATACTTGTGGATCACGATCAGGTGTACAATAATATTCTGGTTTACATTTATCTTTTGATGCCATATAGGCGCGTTCAATACCATCACCTGCAATAATCACTCGACCATGAATGTATGGAACAGCTGCTACTAAATCATCAACGCGCTTCCATCTCTTGAATGTTTGAAGAGAAAATATTGTATTTGTTTTATCATCGAAAAATGTTCCGCACTTTCTGGATATATCCTGAGGATTCAGAATTAATGTACGAGGGATATTCATAGCCTCTGATTGTTTGTATGCGCTCGGATGAACGCATACAAGAACAGTGATGTATTTCCGAAGATGATGAATCCATGGATAATTTTTGCGAAGATTTCCATCGTGGACTATAATAACATGTTTTGCCTTTACGTCTTTGAACATTCGCAGCCATGATTGCTTTCCCTCTGAGTCTTGGCATTTAAATCCAAAAATTGATTCCCAGATAATTATGTCGTAAGAGTTGGCGAGATTTACAAATTTATTTACATCATCATCATTTATAAATGACAAATATTCACCACGCCAACCTTTGCCTTGATGCACTGGTATACCAGTTCCGACACCAATATCATAACCTTCTTTGTCATAATCTTCGGAAAATTTACCACCATTTTTTGTGCTTCGAAGATATACAAATCCAGTTTCATGACCAAGATCCTTGAAGCCAGCAATCAATTGTTCAGTATGCGAAATGATGCCACCGAAGTTATTAAAATCATGAACGACAGTTAACACTTTCATAAGTTATCCAAACAAATCTTCTAGAGTAGAAATTTTATTATACGCCTCTGAATGGTATTTGGCAACCATTTCTCGCCCACCATTTACCTCAAGATAATCGTACCATGCTTGCTCTTCCCACATTCCTGGACTAATTCCGTTCCAAAGTTTTCGTTGAAGTGGATGAGACTTATCTTTTCGACGCGATTCGACATAATTATATCGATGATCTTCGTATTCTTTACTTCCAAGTTCAAGCATCTTCTCGCGCAAATAACAAACCAAACTAATACGTTCGGCTTCTTCATCGTGTGTAATGATCGGAGTATTGCCATGAATATACTCATGATTGTTAACAAGAAGAAGATCGCCAGGACGCACGTTTATAGCAATGCGAACTTCAGGAAGAATCAAATATCCACCTGAATAATTGCCATTGTTTGAAAGAACAAGTAAATTACTTAATCCTTCAGTGAAGTCGCCAGCATCACGATGCGCTGCAGTACGAAAAGTTTTGTTTACTGTGATTGTTGTAAATACAGTTTTCGGGATTAAAAATGCTGAATCAATTTTATTTGCTGCTTCACGCTGCGCGGCATGACGAGTTGGAAGTAATTCGGAAAAGCCACGATCTAATGATTGAAGAAACGGAAACGATTTTTTAAACTTGTTATAATGGTTTTGAGTATAACTAGTAGCACGACCATAAGGAATCCGAGGATAACGATCAAACCAACCAGCGATACCTGAATAAACGATGTTGGCGTATGTCGTGTCAGAAATAAACGTGTCTTTGACATAATTTACTTCCTCTATAACTTTAATTAAATCTTTTTCTTTAGTTAATTTAGTTAACCATTTATCCCAATTAAATTCTGCTTCTTTAACTTCCTGCGCAAGCCAAACTAACCCACGAGTAGAATTAACATTTTTATAAAGTTCTCGAATTCTTTCCGCATCAGATCGAATTTCTAAACCAAGATTATTTGGTTCAATTTTAGAAAGAAACTCTAGTGTGCGATATTGAACTTCTGTTACCCATTCACGACCACCGCACTTGTCACCTTTCGGACCAGCAGCAAGTCCACGATTCTGCGAAGCAACAGCTGCATCACGCAGACCATCATAGGCTTGTTCTTGTTCTAGTTTGCTGAAAAAGTTTTTACGAAATTTAAATGCAATATTTTGTTCACTTTTTGAATCAAGATAACAATCTGTATCGTGTTCAATCACTGTGTCAAAATTTGATTCATCTAAGAATTGTCCTAGTAGATGTTCACAATCAAATTTAGATTTTGCTACGATTAATTTCGTCATAGGAAACTTTCTCTGTGTTTCGTTTTATTATATATGTGTTAAGTTGAAATGTCAAAAAACTGTGGGGGCAAGAACTGCCCCCACATAAACCAGAACGGTTTGTTTCGCCAAGATTAGGCGTTCATCGAAACGCTAATAGCATCACGATAGAGGGTCTTGCGAGCACGAGCAATCTGACCACGATCGAGATAGTTCTCGAACTGCGTCGACGGATTGCCAAGGCGATACGCAAACACCTTCTCACCACGCGAGTTCGTCACGCGATTGGTGTATACAGAGATACCCTCATTGCGCGCACGATAAGCGAGGTCAGCAGCGTTGTCGACCTTAAACAATGAACGAACCTGTCGGCTAGTTACACTGTTGCCGTCAGACAAATAGCTGACAAACGAGTTAAGTGCAGTTGACATATAATATACCTTCACAAAATACCCCTTCAATAATATTACAAGATTGG